TGTTGTACAGTCTTTTGTTTTACAGATTCTTTTCTTATGTTTATTAGCTTTTTTTGTGTGATAAGATTCCAATAGCTTCTTATTGGTTATAATCTTTCTACACTCCGGACTGCAATAGGTAGCATTATAAACTTTAGCTACGAATTGTTTTTTGCAATCACCGTTTGAGCAAACTCTTTTCTCTTCGTTGAACATCTTTTTTCATAGCAATACCTAGAAAGGTTCTTCAACCTCGGTAGTTTTGCTAAATTCTCCTTCACCCCAACACATGGCAGCAAGGTCACACTGAGCGCATTTCGCCGATGACCTCTTATACGGTTGTTTAGGTAGCTCCCCCTCAAGGAAGTTAGTATAAATTTTATTATACTTAGTAAACAGTTTATCAATAAAAACATCGTCACGCTCTATAAAGATAGGTAATATCTCCTGATTGTTCTTATTTTCATAGATAACATAACCACTTGGTAAGTCCAAACACCTCATATAAATCTGAGCCTGACGATAATGATCATCTTTTGGCTTGTTATGGAACTGGCGATACTGGAAACCTTCTGCGCTAATTGACTTCAATTCAATCAGTTTGTGACCATACCAGTCAATGATTCCGTCAGCTGTACCCTCAATAGGAGGGTCTGTATGAGTTACTGGGATTTCCTCGGCAACAAGTATACCCATCTCACGGAGATAGCTATACAGACGCTCATGGACAGCGTGACCATTATCAAAGATACGATAAGTCTGTGATCTAAAGGAAGGTGTGACCTCTTGACCCTCAAATAGGTAATGCCAATATCTAGCACATTGGTTTGTGTAACTTGGGTGAAAACCACCGACCTTCTTAAATTCTGGCTTGTTCCTTAGAGCAAGATGGTCATCAATAGCGTCATTAAGAAGCTTCTCAACCAAGTCCTCCTTATTAATCGGTTCCTTTGGTGTCTTCAGTTGTTGTAATGCTTTTAACATTTATGCTCCTTTTGCAGCAATCTTTAACGCATTGATATTTTCCAATAACGCTTCGTACATTGTTTTCCAGATATCATTAACGAACTTATCTTGTTCGGACATAATACTTGATCTTCTTTTGAATGCTTGTGATTTTACAATCATCATTGTTCTATAACCAGAAAGTACATTTAAATACTTAATAGCTTGCATTCCTACATAGTTCTGAGGATTATCAATAATGTCTTGAACAATCCTCATACACTCAATAAATTCTTGTGCTTTATCACCCATCTGCTCAGCGAGCCAATCCGGGTCTACCACGATGTCAGCCATTTTCCATTCTCCTATTCATCCCATTTTTTTCCTAAAATTAACTTTGGTTGTTTATGACAGATTCCACATCTACCAAACTTCCCATCTCCGTAGTGCGTCTTCCACTCACGACAGCATAGCACCACTATTTCCATCCCATATCTTTGTTCAAGACTTTTTCTTCCGCTATTCGATGTCATAGTGATATCTATTATCATCAGATGTTTTCCACTTGTTTGCATCCTCAACATCCCATTTTCTAGTGTTGACAAATCTCTCAATCAAAGTTCCCGTCTTGGTCGTAAACGAAGGGTCGAACAGTCTAACTCTATTGTTTGGCTGAATAGCATAGTTCCCATCATCTCTAAGCATGACATGACCACATTTGTGTTGACCCGGATTTGTGCTGAAACCAAGGTTTATAGTGTTGTCATCTGGTGCATGCCAATCAAGTGTAAATAGGTATTTTGCGTTTACGAACTCTCCAGAACGAGCAACATAAGCCATTCTCATATTTCTCATTGCTTGAAACTCAGTAACAGCTACATGAGGACTAAAAGAGTTCCACAGAACAAGTTCGTGAATATCAACTTCAGGTACACCCGGTCTTTCACAGAAAGCGTTTATAGGCATTCTCCACCAAACACCCCCATCTTCCATTAAGAAATGGAACAGAGGACTTCTCCCCTGAATGCTAGTTACTCCAAAAATCATGCAGGGAAAGTATTTATCATGAGAGTCCAACTGGTCTCTTAGGAAGTTACCTCTAACATAACATTCAATCATTGGTATATTAGCATTAAGCTCCGGCATTTTATTTATTTATCTTTCTTTTATAACTCAATGGAACTTTCTCCAATGAGTAACTGGCTGGATTCCGAGATGCTTGCTTGAGACATCGGAGTATGTAAGTAGGATATCACAAGCTACGCATATTCTTTTTGTCTTGATATCATCCAGACTCCCAACAAGTGGTTCTTCAGCGTTTGTCTCATCTTTCCTCGTATTGTAGTGCAAAGTGTTTGATGGGAAGACAAAAACTTGCCCTTTGCGTGTTTCAAAGTCCCAAGCTTTTGCACCATACGGATTCCATTCTTTTGCGTTATATCCAGATATCCCCACATAAGGATCTCTATCATGGCTAGAGTCTACAAAAGTCAAAGTTTGCTCGCCATCCTCGGGAGTTGCTGCGTAGTAAACAACAGATAGATGAGAATCTCCATGAGTGTGCATTCTTAGAGGAGCCTTAGTGGAGGAGTTCAACCAAGACTTTACAATATTTATATCAAAATTTCTGTGCTCAATCCCAATTGTTTCCAAATATTGCTGAACACACTCAGTAATGAAAGTGAAAAGTCCAGCAAATTCTTTTTGATGATGAACAGCATTTCTACCAGACGATTCTCCAGATAAACCACCAGAGAAATGCCCTTCCCAATGCTGATAAAATAATTCAAGAAAACTATCACTATCCGGGTACACCGATTGCGTTACAGTGGTTGGGAATAAAGCATAAACAATGCTATTCATAATCACTATCCCGAATCAGTTCTTTAAATACATGCCATTCAATGATGGCAACCTTGACATCGGAATCTTCTCCTAGGACAACAGACAGACACGGATGTTTATATGTTGATCTCCAAGCATCTTTTCTCAGCTTGATCCATCCATCTCTTGTGAGAGTAAATGTCTTGCCGTTGTGTTTATAGTCCACAACAAATTCATTCATCGTTGCATCACCCTTCCGGAATCCCCGACCAGAGTTTTTAACTGGTCTAGCCCCGTCACGCTTGGTTTCTTCTTTTTCATTTCTTTTCATTGTATTCCTTACAAGATTTACAGGTTACTTCTTTTTTATTTTGAGTGACATAGTAATCACCACCAGTTTTGCCACAAGGTGTCTCATAGTTTGATAAACCACGAGTAATCATGTGGAAGTGGATAAGAGTGCTTTGCTCTTTTCTCATTAATCAATCTCCATATCCGTATTATCCATTGTCTCCTTAAACTCTTGGTAAAACTTAATTAGATTGTAAACAATTCCAACACAAATGCCGGCGATGACTAGAAGATAGATAACCATGTCACACCTCTTCAAACTCACGACCCAAGATTAGAGTTGCAATTTCACTTCTAACCTTTTCAGACAAATCAATAGCTGTCATCCCATTCCACTTCTCAGTTCCATAAGAGTACCACGCACCTCTGCGCTGAATGATATCCATCTCAACCGCAATATCAACAAGCTCCCGGTCAGTATCAATCTTGCCCTCTTGAGGGAGAACATAGTAATAACCTTGAGCGCCGATAGTAGGAATCTGCTTTGTCTTTTCAATTGTCCAGACAGCCCTTTGTGAAGTGATGGTGTGAGTATTATCACGCTCCATCTCCTTCTGTGACATTGAAAGGAACAGTTTTACAACATTGTGCATGTTGTGGTGGACAGTATTGCCCATCTTTGCTTTTGTTACAGCAAACATTCCGCTAAGGTCAACGGTCTGGTGAGCTACGAATAGCATAATGTTCCGTTCTTTGTGGAGGTAATTAACAAGCTTCTGGAGAAGGTAGCCCTGCGAACGGGATTGAAGCCCCATTGCTTTACCACCTTCTGGCTTGTCATAAAACTCTTCTTTGATGATGTTTGATAGAGAGTCAAACAGGAAGATGTGTTTCTCAACATCGTTATTCAAATAGCCGATGAGAGCCTTCATAATCTCTTCTACAATTGTTGATTGAATTACAACAACATCATCAATATTGATACCGCACTTGGCAGCATATTGATCATTGTAAGAATACTCCGAGTCAATAATGACTGGTCGGTATCCTCGTCTTTGAGCTTCCGCAAGAATCCGGAAACACATTGTTGTTTTACCAACTGATGGTGTTCCCCAGAACAAATGGGTTGCCCCTGAGTTAAGCCCTCCCCCAAGCGCACGATTCAAACCGATACTTGGTGTTGGAATAACCTCATGAATAGGCATATGGTCGCCTTTTCTTTTATCTACTACTAGCATTTTTCTCCTTATTTAATTAAAAGTTTTTAGTTGAAAGTTTTTGTGCCAAGTCTTTTAACCACAGACTTAAGAAATGCATCGCATCTCGTTTGCCAATTATACCTGTCATAAACAGATGGCGCTTGATTGAAATAATAATTTACTTCATCATCAAAATTATCCACCACTCTTCTCATCAAATAAATTAAAGAATCAATTTCAGGAAGGACAACATCTCCACAGGTGTACCCAGTATTCTGAGTCTTGCCTAATTTAGCATCTATAATATTTCTACCCAAGAGATCTTTATACGAGCACCATAAGCCTGTTGAAATAACTGGCATTCCGGTAGCAAGGGCTTGTAGGGGGATGAACCCAAAGCCTTCACCCTCGCTAGGGTAAATCAAAACATCATGATCATGGTAAAGCTTAATTAAATCTTCTTGAGATAGAGTTTCGTGAATATAAGTAATATTGTCATGGCGAGGTACCAACATTGACGATATGCCAAACCCTTCTGTATTCTCATTACCGTGATACTTCAAGGTTAAAGAAACATCATGCCTGCCCTGAAACGCTTTAGAGAAGGCAGCCTGTGCCATATCAGCCCTCTTCCGAGGACTTGCTGAGTCAATGTGCAGGAACTTTATCTTTCTGTTTCCACCTCTTCTATGAGGCTTCCACATTTCATCAATTCCCATTTCAAAAACATATGTTGGAGTTGTAATTCCGGAATTAATAACAGCATCTTGTGCAAAATAATTGCCAACCCATATCTCATCCACACAATTCATTGCATCAATCCAATGGTCCCATACTTTTGTAGCCTCCAAATGCGTTCCTTGTATCTTGTATTGATTGTCATGAAATTTTATAAAATCAGGGCTACGCAAGTTCTGCATATTGTGATGGTTGTACCGTTCAGGCTCCATATAAAACAACTGAGCATTTGCTTCACTTGAATTATCAAGGATTGTCATCTTTTCATTCCTATAAGTAAACTTAGAGAAATGTTCAATCATTTTGTAATAGCTATACGAATAACCGGACTTGCCGTTCGCATCCTTAACAAACTGGTCTGTGTGCAATGACAGCTTCAAATTATTTCCTTTCCAGAATAGCCAGTTTCCTTTTACCATGAGGAATGAAACCTTCTGTTTGCATATCGCAAAATTCAAAATCAATCATCGTTGTAACCCTCTTCTCTGTGGTATCCAGTATTTTATTGAATTGCAAAACGCTAGGCGCATGAGTAACTGAATGCTCAATAATTGCGACTTTTGATTGCTCAACAAGTGAAGAGAAACAATTCCACTCACCGTCATCTCCTTCGATTTCAAGACCTAGAGCCATCACTCCACACTCTGAGATATCAAAGAATTCACCTTGCTTGTTACACCACTCTTTGACTGTGCCATGAAAAGATTCTGGCATTGAACCGAGAGGATCAATTTGTACAACTCTTTTTACATTAATCAAGCT